CAGGTGTAGCCCTTAGTTTAGAGCAACTACACGCAAATGTTTATTGAGTATAAAGTTTTCTTAAGTACTTACAAGATAACTGACTTTTGGTATATGGCGAGAGGGGTACAATTCACCACCTCGACTAATATTTCGCTGTATGTGGAACAAATCGTTCTTGGCACGAACACATCCAACTACAATTGTTGTCTCCATATCATCAAATCTAGGCCTCCTAGACAAATCTATATTTGCAATCCCTGTTGTCCCAGTCTTCTCAAACCTCCTACGAGTTTCTTGATAAAGCTTCCAGGCAGTTTCGTTCGATGGAAGAAGAATATCCATATCCTTTTCCTTAATATTAGGAAATTTTCTAAGAACTATTTTAAGAAAACTTTCCATTATAGTGTATCCAGTATAATTAACACCAAGAGTATCTTCCATCAAACCGTAGCATCTAGCAATCGTAACAAGCGGATTTCCGGCGTCTTGGGTAGCAGTACGACCAAACTTATAGTAGTACGAATTGTATTCTTTGAAAGGAACAACAATCTTAACTCCAGTCAGAGTAAGCATCTTCGCCCACTGACGTTTCAAAAACGTAAGACCAGTAGGTTTATTCAAATGAACCATTCCGTCAGGATCTACCCATGAAGTAGTCTTCAACGTATCTGTTCCCCAGTCCACTTTTGAAGTGAATTTCTTGGTCATGTTGCATTTATCGTACTTAATAAGGAATCCAAACTTTGTAATGTATTTCTTAAACTTCGGCAATCCAATTGAGTACATGATCTCATCATCCTTGCAACTTTCCATTCCATCATCTCCACACTCCACGAAAACATAATCTAACTCTTTTACGTTTCTCCAATTTACATCAAACTGATGTACTAAATTGTACATAAAGTATGAATCTATTGCTTTCATCACTTTCTCACAATGCACTCTACTGTCAGTGTCTTGCTTAACTGACATAGCATTAAATAAAGCATCATAGTCTTCTATAAGTTGACAGTTCTTTAAATTAATGTGTGTTTCTTCATTCTTTCCAGTGGTATCAGGGCCTCCACTGAAGTTCATTCCAATAACTAATCTCCATAATCCGTCTGGCCACTCCACAAACTTAAACATATCTTCCTCAACCAGAAAGGTAATATGATGTTTAAGTATTTCATAATTGACAGATCCAGGTTTAAACCAAGCGATCTTAGCAGCGGTAGCACTCATTAGCATTTGTGCTAATTGTGACTGATCAAATCGAGAAAAGTCCCAGTCTGAGTGAGCTTCCATAAATTGAACTAAGTTATATAATCGTTGAGAATCTCCATTCAATAACCTTAATCCAACACGACTAGGACCCCGTCCATAAGCATACTTCCTAATATGCCCTAGGACTCCATTAAATAATATATATATCATTGTAGAAACGATAAAGAATATACGATTCTTATCGAGAGGGTCATCAGGACCTTTTGCTTCTACTTTTTGCATTAAAACAGTGGGATTAATTCCATAAATTTCACGGTTATATTTCCTATCTCCACTTTCCATGCGCTGACGTAATATTCTAGTTATTTTCTCCAATCTCCTCTGAACTTCATAGGCGACATCCTCTTTCTTTCCCGTAGCACTAACTTTGAGAAGAAAATCCCCAAAAGTT